GTTTTTTGTACCCTGCCTTGATGTTGTCACAGCTAAGAAGCAAATTCTTCAGACTACTAATCGCCTAAAGATTGAGGTCTTTATAAAGGTAGTTATTGAAGAAGGTGTTAAAGGTTTGCGAGTATGGCGGGTATGACTTATACTTTGGGCAGGCAGACGTCTCATCTGCTTTTCTCGGAAGTTAGCTCCTTCCAACTCTTTGTCCCCGCCTAGTGCGGGGATTTTTTACTTTAGGGGTACCGTAGCTCTATAGAGTGGGCCTAGATATGGGGCAAGTTTCTCTTCGATTACCTGACCACGGTATGTCATGCCACGTTTATTGGCATAAGTTTCTAAAGAACGCTCGATTGTATCAATGTCAATTAAGTACTTATCAATTGGGTATCTGCGGTTGTAGTTTTTAATATCCTCAAAAACTTCTTTCAAGTCTGCCTTGTTACCCTCAGGGTCAAACGCAACACGATGCAAACCATCCAATATTTTTGCTCGGCGGTCTTGGGCTTTCCTTACTTCTTTTTGTGACTCAAAACTTTGCTCTTGAATACGAGCTAATCTAGTAGGAGGAAAACCAATAGCCTGGGCAATTATGTTGCGGTTGTTAAGCTCATCACGAGATAACATGTCTGCACCCTTGGTAGTTTCGGCGCCTTCAGTACCAATACGGTATGCAGTAATAGGAGTTCTAAAAAGTGCGGGCACAAGCTTTTCTAGCCCACGTAATATTTCACCCTTGCTAAGATCATCAATACCACGGGCTAAATTTAAACCTGTGGATACACCCGGACCCAAGTTAGAGGTTGCAATGTTAATTGCTGTTTCGGTCCAATTTTTACCGGGATTAGGATCTCTAAACCACATGCCATCAAACGAGGTACGGGAACCAATGTTAATGTCAGTAAGCGCAGAAATAGGCCCTTTTTCAAGTAACTCACTTAGTCTATGTTTACGCCCATCTAATCCAGTTATTTCAATATGCCCAAAATTCTCAGGTAAAAACTCATAGCGGAACCGTAAATTGGAGTTGTCAGAAGTCAATGGGTTCTTAGCACGTCGTTGCTTTTTCTCTTCTTCGTCACCAAACTGATCCAACATGGCATCAACTGTATCGGTAATTACACCGTACAAAGGCATACCCACTAAGCCGTGGAACATACCACCCATAACTAAAACCCCTGCCATACGCTGCATAGCCGCTGCTCTTTCTGCTAAAGGTATGCTGATACGAATAGAGTTGTAGAAATTGCGCATGAAGAACGAAGTCATATAAACGGAGTACATCTTAAACTGACCAACGGTCTTACCAAATGCGTTTCTTAGAATGCGTGGGCGGTTGAAGCTGTCATACCTACCTAAAGTTTCGTGCGTGGTGTCAGTTGCTTTTTGCACTGCCTCGTCAAAGTTTTTGCTCTTAGCGTACTCAAGCTCAAAGGTCATCATAAAAGTCATCTCACGGGTGAGACGCTCTGCACCGTTGAACATAGCACTCATTGCGTTAAATGAGGTTCTTGCTGCTACTCCTGGCAAGCTAGAGTAAGAGTTATCAGGCGTTCTATTCTTGTTGGTAAGCACGGCTGTATTTGTGCCAGTCATTACTTCTCGCTCAAGCCCTGCTTGGAATGCTTTTTGCAATATAGGGCTAGCCTTAACCCAACTAGAAGAACCAATAGAAGGAGCAGTCCATGTTACATCACCGTTGTTAGGGTCTAGTTTAGTAACCCCAACCGACTTCAAGAAGTTCATGTACTTAGCCAGCTTAACGGAAGAGTCTTTATACCCGTACTTTTGCTGTAAGTTAGGCATAACCATAATAGGAATGGAAGCCATCTGCGTAGCGGCAGAAGCAGCGCTGGTTAGTAACATAATAAACGCAAACTGGTTAACCCCAGTTACAAAAGCACCCTGTTCAGGTGGGTTAATTTCTTCTTGCGCCCGCTTACTAATCTCGTTTACAAACAATTCCATCTTAGCCCGCTCTAGAGCTGGCATGCCGTCTAAGCTGCTTCTAGCTGCATCAACTTGATTCAAAATCTTGGTTGAATACTTTAGCTTTGCTGCTTGATTTGCAATCTTGGTAGCGGATATTTTAAAGTTGCGGAATACATCTGCGCTAAAACCAGTAACTTTCTCAGCGTGCAGGAACTGCTTACGGTAGCTACGCTCCGGCATGGTCATTAAATAAGTCTGATACAACTGGTCTTTAAGCTCTTCTTTAAACGCTTGATTTGCGGTTGCAGCATCGGGGAATTTAGAAGAATCAAACTTAGGGTCTACTGCCAAGCTATCAATCGTGCCAAACATTTCTTGAAGTAACTCACTGCCAGCAGCGTAGTCTTTGCGTAGGGTAGTAACGTCATCACCTGCACTAATTTTAGGATCATCAACGCTTAAGCCTAGTTTCTTGGCTCGTTTTTGCAAAAACACGTTACGGTCAACGCCATTTTCAAACAGCCAAAACTCACGCCCGTTGGGGCCACCTGTGATGCGCAGCCAGTATTTACCTTCACGCATTAATGGAAAGTATTCTTCGGGTAGGGCTTTGGTTTTCTTACCTGTAGCGTCGTCTCTAACTGCCGCCTGTTCATGCATTAGGCGGATGGACTTCATTAAGTTAGCTTTAGCGGCGGGTTCAATCGGCAACTCATTGATTTGCTCATCTAATAGGTTACGGGTCAGGTTGTAGTTGTCGATGTAGAACTGACGAACCATCTTATAAATGTCATGCCCACCCTTTTGCTTACCTAGCTTTTCCCAAGCGGCAAATACAGCATCAATATCTTTTTTGCGCTGCGTCAATTGTCCTTTGTACCCTACTACGCTAGCAGGGGCTGTATTGGGGTCTGCAATCTTAGCTTCATAGAACTTAATGTCAGTGTCGTTTTTAAGTGCATCGGCACGGTCTGTGTACTTGGTTGGGCTTACTTCTTTAAGACGAGCTAAGTGCATAGCGTCGCTCAAAGTTTCCATACCGTTCTTACGAATAAAGGCACCTAACTGATCTGCTTTATCGGCAGAGGCAGCTAACATATTGGTACGCATTGCTGACATCTGTTGTTGCAGCTTATCTACCTCTAGTAAAGCAGGAATCTCATCACCCTTCCAGCGCAGTATGTCGGCTGTCTGCATGGTGTATAGCGTCTTAGATATAAAGCCATTACCCATATCCGCAAAGCGTGCATCAAGTAGGTCTTTAAAGTTACCAAAGTCTCTCTCAACAGTCCCATTGCCTACACCGCCAGTAACCTTGAACGCATCGTTAGAGGCTTGGATAGCTTCTAAGTCCTTATCCACCTTTTCTGCGGCTTTCTTAGCCTTCTTAGCAGCGGCGGAGTCTGCGGTTACTACCTGTGCATCAGGTGCACGTAGTAGCTTATCAGTGACAATAATGAGGTCTTGCATGGACGAGTCATGCTCTGGACCCATGTTAAATATTTTGCGGATGGATTGAACAAAGCGTGTAAATAAGCCTTGTGGTGCTTGAGTAGTAGCACCTGCGTACATACCTGGGAGCTGCATTAAAAACTCTTGGAGAGCAGGGGAGCTCATACCATAAGCCACAAACTCTTTTAAGTCACCAAAGGCATTAACCCGTGCAAACTCATCCGTGCGAGCATCAGTAAGATTAGCTGCTTTAAGCGCTTCATAGAACCGACCAGCCCGTTTCATAATGGCATTGAGTTCTTCTACAGCTTCAGCTAACTTAGGGTTAGGCTCACGACCTTCAGCAATATCATCTAAGTATCGGTTAATACGTGCAAGGGTTGCACCGTGTAGGGCTTCGTGTAGGAATACTGTGTTATTAATTCCGCCTTGGGCATCGAGGTAAATTACCCGCTCTTTCTTAGACTCAAAGTACATGCCGTTAGCACCTACAAAGTCTTGTCTACGAGATGCGGGCATATCGGTGTTAGGGTCAGTTACGACTACTAGCTTAACGTTACGTAAGAATGGCTCCAGGCGCTTAGCTAAAAACTTCTCAAAGGCATTGCCGTTCTTGGCTATCCAGCTAATTGCTTGGCTAGCGTTATTAAACTTAGTAAATTCCTGATTGTCTTCACCATTAGTAGATTCAAGTAACTGCTCCGAACGGGCTGTACCTTTGCGTAATGCTTCACGTTCTTTTACCGATGCAAGTTCTTGTGGCGTAATAGATGGGTTTGCTAAACCCTCCTTGGCAGTTTTACCCAAAGCGGTGTCACGACGAGCACCTGTAGCCAAACCGTTTAATAAATCTAAAGCCTTGTTGCGGTTAGCCCTAAATTGCATGCTGGAATCAAGGTACGCATCCTGACTAGCAAAGTTATCTCTAGTTGGCGCTGGTAGGTCAAGAACATCTCTGGCAGCTAGCAACTCTTTATTAGTTGCTTTCCACTCTTTAACTTGTGTAGCCCTAACTTGTTTCTTAGCAGCTGTTTCTTCCGGAGTTAGCACGGCTTTAGGGCGACCTGCTTTGCCTTTAGTAACTACCTTAGGTTCTGCTTCTAGCGCAGGTGCAACCTCTGGGGTTATTACTTCTGTAGTATCGGTAGAAGGTATTGACTGACCAGTAAGCTCTGCAATTCTTTTAGCTCTTCTTGGCTCACTTTCATTAAAGAAAGCATCCATTTCAGCCCTAATTTTTTGTACTTTTAACTTTGTTGGGCTATTAGGATAGGTATCTTCTGACCTTCTTTCCGCTCTGTCAGCATCAGCTAGTCTTCTTTTTAGCTTATTAAGTGTTTGTAAATCTTCTTCTGCCGTTGGTTCTAATGCACTCGGCTGAGCTGTTTCTCCGCTTCCAACAGGTCCAGCAGGTGGGAGAGCTCCACCCAATTCTCCAGGTTTAATTCCAGGAGTTCCGGGGGCAATTGGTTGTAGTTCAGTTTGAATTTGAGGTGCTGGAATGCCAGGCTCAATTGTTCCGGCGATAGGTTCAATTCGATCACTTGGGACCTCCATTGGGGTAGATACAGTTTCAGCACTGGGGGTAGGGGTGGCTATCGGTAAGCCAGCTTCGGTAAAGTCAGCAACAGCTAATTCTTGTGCTTGCTCCTGAGTTAGACCAAGGCCCCTGTACCGTGAGGTTAATTGCTCAATACTAACTTCTCCAGGCTCACCGTAGGCTTCAGGCGTCTTGCTTGGTAGATAGCTAGCTAATGTTTCTTTTACGTCATCTACAAGAGATGATAGTTTCTCTTTAGAAGTTTCGAGCACAGACTGCTCAGGTTTTTCTTCAGTAGTTTGTTCTGTCTCTGCTTGTTGTTTGGGTGAAATAAATCCTTGCTGCTGCATCAACTCACGTGCTGTTGGTACTGGCGGCACTTGCCCCGCTGCTTCAGCTTTTTTATTTTGATATGTAGATACAGCTTCTACTGGTGCACCAAATACTTCACCAACCATTTCCTCTAACACAGCACCTGGGTCTACTTTTTGGTTAATAGCAAAAGAACCTAAGCCTTCACCAGCGCCACCGTAAAGAGCCTGTACGCCAACACCTTTACCTACATCTTTAACAGTTTCTTTTAGAGCGCCTTTTTCTATGTTCTTAAAAACTGTACCTGCTGACTTACCAGCAGCGTTAAAAGAAGCCGCATCAAACAAACCAATAATGGCAGACTTAACTCCAGCTTCTTCCCAAGCCTGTTCGTGGCTTAAACCCTGTGCACGTAGATCGGCATACTGGCCACCAAACTCCATAAAAGACGAAGAACCACCACCAGCAATAGCCGCACCTTTAGGACCCATACCACTCATGCGAGCAGCCAATGCAGCCGCTACTGTAACCATAGATTGTGGGAGGCTTTCAATACCAACACCAGCTATCCAACCAGGAATGCCAGATGGGTTCTCAACAATCTTATTACCAATCATTCCTAAACCATCTAAGAAAGAGCTGTCCTTATATTCTTTGGTAGAGTACAAATCTTTTAAACTTTTTGATAGCTCAAATACACCTTCTTTATTTTCAATAGCTTTACGCTGCAGTCCTAAGTCTGCAACACTACGTAACTTATCTTGAATAGTTTTATCTCGAGCACTAATTTTTTCTAATTGATCCGCTGGCGCAGCTTGATAAGTTTCACCGTATTTTTCTTTATCTGCTGCTTGTAAGTCCATTAAGCTAGCAAGTTGATTCTGTAGTACAGATTGCTCTACGTTTAAAAAGCCTTTCTTTACAGAACCTTTTAATGGGGATGGAGTTGGAGCACTTTCTTTAAATGCGTCTTTACCCATAATTGCTTCAATAGGTGCAGCGGCAATATCTTTAACCCTTTGAAATACTGTAGGTTCTGTTTGCGCTGGCTCTTGGTTGGGCGTAGTAAATTGAGCAAACGGATTTTCATCCGTTGCTGGCTGCGGTGTAGCGTACTGCGCAAAAGGATTTTCTTCCTCCCGCTTTACAAACTGCTCAAATGGGTTTGCCATTTAAACCCCTTATTATTTACCTAGCGCTTTAGCAGCGGCTCCAGCCCCAAATATAGCATCAAAATTCTTACGCATTTCAGGTGTGTCGTTGTTTTTTAGCATGTCAACAGCAGCGGGGGGAGCAGCTACCATAGGACGTGCATTTGCAGGGGCACCAGGAGCAGGAGCACCAGGGGGAGGAGTGGTAGTCCCAGGAGCAGGTGGCTTGGTAATTTCTGCACGGATCTGCTGTCTACGAGTTTCCATATCCGCCATAATTTTTGGTTTGTCTTTGTCGTCCGCTATGGCAAGTTGCGTACGTAAGGCTTTAAGCTGAGAATCATCTTTTTCACGAGCAGTAATAGCAGCTTCGGTTTGGAGATCAAGCTTGCCTTGAGCGTATGGGTTTGCACCTTCACGGGCTTTTTGACGTGCAAGTGCTTTGGTTTTTGGATCTTTAGGATCCATACCTTCACCAACTAACAGATTAAAGTACGCGTCAGCATCTCTATCTAAATCAGTAGCACGGGCAGCGGAAGCCATAGATGCCTGAGCTTGAATCCTAGCAGCGTCCATTGTGCGTTTATAAGCAGCTGCACGCTCATCGTATTTATCTCGTAATGCATTTGCTTTATCAACCAAACCAAGTTTCTCAAGGCGATCGGCCTGCTCGAGATCAGCTTGACCCTTCATCAAGTCCATTTCGGCTTTATTGAGCTTATCAGCAGTTGCTTTAAATTGTGGACCAACTTCTTTAGCTGCTTTAAGGCCAGCAAAGAGTGCACCGCCGGGTTGTGTACCAAAGTTAGAGAAGTAGTCCATCATCATCTGACCCTTAGCTTGCTCTTTCATTCCGGGCAAAGCACCTACTTGGGAAGCCAAAAACTCTTTAAACTTTGTATTAGCTGGACCAGTAATACCCGCAGCTTCACGCTGGCGTTGGATCATGTTTTGATACTTTAAATCTTCTTCTTCGTTAACCAAATCACCTTCAGCAAAGGCAACAATGCCACCACCAGCCATTTGGTCCATAGCAGGAGCAGGTAATGCTGCAATACCTTCACTCATTGGTACTTGCGGGGCTTGTTGTTCAGCCTGCATAGCCATTTTCTTTTCCATCAACACTTCAGCAGCCATTTCACGAACTTCTTGGCTTGATGATGTTTTCATTATTTGCTGTAGCTGAGCTTCATCCATTTGGGCTAACTTGCCGCGAACGCTATTAACAACCTCACTGCTTGTATTGCCTCCTGCAGCGTATTTAGCTACTGCCCCGCCAGCCTTAAGTCCCTTAACAACACCGCCTTCTTTAGCGCCAAATGCTTTGTAAGCGCCAGCTAGAGTACCTGCAGCGCCCAGACCCTGGGTTAGCATGCTAGGAGCAGCTTGATATTGTTGAGTGCTCATGGATTGCATTGGCAAGCCACGGAGTAAGTTGTTGAGCATACCCAGTTGCATGAACGGATACTGCTGCTGTGTAGCAAAGTCTTGGATAGCTTGATTAATCTTCTGCTGTTCCATTGCCTGCTGCTGTCCGCCTAGCGTACTTTGAGTATTAATAATATTTTGTTGAGCACCAAGTTGTTGACCGCCTAAATTACCTAATGCAGACCCTGCCTGAGTAGCTTGACCTAAGCCTGCTAAACCATACTGTCCCGCTTGAGTAGCGCCTTGAACACCTTGCATACCAGCTTGTGCACCCTGAATACCCTGTGCAGTACCCTGAAGTCCTAGATTGCCAGCGCCTAACTGCTGGCCCACACCAGACAAGCCAACACCAGCACCTTGCATACCCTGACCAAGCAAACTACCAGCTTGACCTAAACCAGCTAACCCTGCTTGTTGGCCTTGCATTGCAGTACCAAGCCCTTGTAGCCCTGTTTGAGCACCTTGCATACCAATGCCAAGACCGCCATAACCTGCTTGTAATCCTTGGAGCCCTAAGTTAGCGCCAAACTGTTGTTGCCGTTGTGCATCTTCAAACGCCTTTTGTGCGCCCATACCCTCAATGCCTTGCAACTGACTCATTAAGTTACGCTGAGCTTCTGCATTTTCAATAGCTTGACGGCTACCACCAAAGGCACCTTTAGCAACGGCACCTGCTTGACGGGCTTGTTGAGCAATCTGATAATCACGAGCAGCTTGTGTTTTTTGGTAGTCCACCACATTTTGCATATAGGGAGACATATATGCTTGGATGGCTCTTGGATCAGTAGCTTGTTGTGCAAACTGTGCACCTGCACCAAACCCTTGTTCCGCAGCTTGCGCACCGCGACCGCCATACCCAGCGCCCATAGCACCAAAACCTAAACCACCCATACCAATATTAGCAGCTTGTTGACCATACTGTTGTGCTTCTGGAGATAAACCAGCGGCGGCGGCGCCATAACCCGCACCTTGGCGTCCGTACATTTGAGCTTGTTGTTGCGCACGTTGAGCGGCTTGCATTGCTTGTTCGGCACCCGCACCACCATACATAGAGCCAGCTTGCCCATAACCTAAAGCTTGATTACCTAAAAAATTTGCTTGTTGTTGCGCGCCCAAAGACTGAATACCAGCCTGCCCTGCCAATTCAGAACCTAATCCAAATTGACCTGGAGTTTGCAAGTTATAAGCAGCTTGCTGTGCCTCTTGTTGCATTGGAGAAAAACCAGCAAAGTATTTGTTTGGATCTGAACTATATGGCGTATATGGCCTAAAACTTGTCATGTCATCGTTATAAATCTGCGTTTGTGCAGACTGGAGCATGTTCTCTACATAAGGACGAGCGTACTCAGGGATATTGGAAGACGTAGTTGTACTAGTAACCTGTTGAGGGCCAGGAGAACCACCACCGCCTTTACCGCCGCCGCCCATAGGTCCGCTAAGTGGCAACAGCTTCCGTTTCATCCCAAGTAAATTCATTTTCTATGCTCCCTGATCCATCTGCAATCAGCTTTGTCCATTTCAAAAACAACCATATCGCCACCGTCTGCATGCATCCCAGGAAAACGGATAGCCTCTTTAAACCCTAACTTCTGGTCGTACTCCATAGCCTTTGTATTAAGACTATTAACAATTCCAAAGGCTTTTTCTAACCCGCAGTAATTAAACGGGAAATCAAAAGCACCAAATAACAAACCTTTAGGGGTATACCCGCCCTTAAGATTTACCATATGCATCTGACAGGTCTTACCAATAAATGCTGTGTAACCTATCACCCACTCAATATTATTCTCTTCGTCAGTCCAAAACAAGGCTTCTAAGTCCCCGCATGGCTGTAAACCTACTTCTCTTAATAAAATCTCTGCTGCAACTTTTTTAGCCTCGAACGACTGAGCGCTTTGTAGCATTTAGTAAATCTCCTGTTAATTGTTTAACCAGCATCATAGCTATAAGTCGGATTACCATAATTGCCCCCACTTGCTAATTGAGCTTCTAACTCCGCAATACGTGCAGCTTGCGCATCTTGCCCTTGCCTTTGTACGCTAGGTCTTACTCTAGATAAAGCCGACTGTGCGTTTTGCATGCTAGGTCTATATTGTAAAGCTGGATCTTGATACTGTTGCATTGGCTGCCGCTGCATTGGCTGCCGCATTTGCTGTTGTTGACCCATCATGCTGTTATATAAACCTTGTAACCCAGAAACGCCTTGTTGCTGTTGGTACGGGCTAAATTGCTGTTGTTGATACGGGTTAAATTGTTGCTGTTGATACGGGTTAAACGAGGGGGCAGATTGATAGCCTCCTTGACCCATATCGCTAGACTTACCACCAACTAAATTTTGAACTGCTTGCCCTATATTACCCATAGGCTGTTGATTAAATGCAGGAACACCACCATAACCACCAGAACCTAAACCACTAGATTTACCACCACCCATACCTTGTTGAGGGGCGAGATAAGAAGGTTGATATACGTTTGCCGCGGGAGCTTGATAAGATGAGCCATATGCATTTTGAGGAGCTGGGCTTGATTTACCACCACTAGGGGAGGTTGAACCTATTTTTTGTGCTGCTCCAGAAACCATTCCGCCCATGCTGTTCTCCTACGCAGGTAAATATTTGTTAGGGTTAATCTTTTTGCCTTGTTTCTTTGTACCTGTACGGGCTTTGCGAATCTTGTCCATCATGCTGTAGAGCTTCTTAGCACCCGCATCAGTTGAGCCATTACCTAAATGGGAGACTACATCGGCTGGAACCACAAATTCACCATCAGCCAATCTAGCGGGTTGTTTGTTACCAATCGTAGCAGGGATAGAGTCAGACATACCATCACCAAGCCCTTTAAGCATGCGACCACCATCTGAATATCCTCCTAGGCTACCTCCCGCTGCAAGTTCAGGTAAGTCACCCAAACCCTTAACATTAGACTTAGGCATGTTGACACTAGATAAGTTAGCACCTTTGCGAATTTTATTTAGGCGAATCATCGCAGCTTCGTAAGCATCTTTATTTGCCGTAGCTGAGTCAGAATCACGGTATGTACCTTTTACAGGTAAGTGAGCAACCCCACCAGGAGCATAACGGGTGATACCGCCTTCCGCAAACATTCTTTGAGCGCCAGCGTCTACTACTTCCATACTAGTTGGGCGTTGAGTAGGTAATGCGTATTGAGTCTTATCAATCATGCCCTGTGGATATAGACCACCTTGCGGGTTTAAAGCTGTGTTCATCTGACTCATACGCTCTACAGGCCCACCACTAGCATACATTGGATACTGAGCTTGATAATATGGATTTGGTGTAGTGGGCTGCATAGCTCTGAAATTAGGAGAAATGCGTTTTAAGTTGCTTTCCTCTTCTTCTGTCATTGGCTGGTAGCCTTGGGTATCTTGGGTATCTTGTGCTAAAACTGGAACTGCAGCAGCACCTATACTAAGTATGTTGTCTTTAAGGAAGCTACCCGCTGCACTGGGTGAGCTAGTTATTGCACTAAGACCTTTACCCATAGCTGCTGTTGGAGTTAAGTCAGTAGTAGCATTAGCCATACCAGCAGCGCGTACACCTTCCATTGGATTAGCCATATTGGGTACTTGTGACTGAAGACTAGTTAACTGGTCTGGCGTCATGTTAGGGAAATTTTGTGGGGTAAGGGTGCTTTGCGCTATTTCTGTTATGTTTGGTTCAATCATGCCTCTACTAGCATCCATAACTTGACCACTTAAGTTGCTACTAACAGCTTCAGTACCTAAATCAGTAGCAGCTTTACCCCCCGCCTCAGCTAACGCAGAACCCCCAGCACTAGATAAACTACCTGCTAACCCAGCACCACCATATGCGCCAAGGCCAGCCATTAAGCCTTTTTCTAGGCTTCCAGTAGCAATACCAGTTGCACCCCCAACCATACCAGCAGCAGCTAAAGGCCCAACTCCTGGAATCATCATTAAGCCTGCACCTGCGAGCATTGGGAGAATAGACTCTAAAAACCCTGCTTCTGCAAGACCCGTTTGTGGGTTAATTGAGAGAGACCCCCCAGCAGCCATAGCTAGACTTTGTAACCCCTTGACTTCATTAGGAGTCATATGAACGAGCATCTTGTCGTTCCCCCGGCCTTGGGATTCTAAGTATTTTGCTGCGGTATGTAGGCTCATAAGCGTACCTTGGGGTTAATTATGTTAAAGTTTATCATGTTGTTATACCGTTGTAACCGTTACAGTACCAACTATTCCTATTGTTTTTACGCCTGTTAAGAAGATCAAAGGGTATCCAAGGGCATTTACCCAATCTACACCATTCCAATAGATCGGATACCCAAGGCTTGTATCAAAGTAATACTGCCCCACTTCTAGCCGCTCGGTTGGTCTGTTTGCTGTAGTGCCAGATGGGGGCACAGTAACGTTCTGGGTAAAGTTATCAATTTGGTTGAAATATAAACGCAGGGCGTTATTAAGCTGGTCAATATAACGCTGGTCATAAACAATCGGCGCAACCAGTAAATTGGGTGCTTTAGAAGGACGGAGTGGGGTAACAGCCATTAACGCCTACCATCATTTCTAATGTCAATCCGTGGGCTACCTAACTGCCAAGCTACGCCTAAGTCTGTAGACGTAATCCTAAATGCCATCTGGCGTCCACGAAGGCGGGTATATACCTGACCGTCAAATAACTGCACGTCATAATTGCGTTGATTTGTGTAGTTCTGGTCGCTTTGTACGTCAGGTGAGTCTGAAATGCCGTATTGTGCTCCAGAGTTCCTGCGTGGGCGAACGGTCATTACTACCTTGGGTTCATTAACATTTGAGCCGTTAAACGTAATGTCTGGCAGGATGCGCCATACAAAGCCAAAGTTGTGCCCGTCACCAATGTCAAAGTCAGATGATTGGATATACGATTCAATTGCTACTGGGGTTAACCCTGATACATCATCTACGTTAGCTTCGTGGTACAGGATACGGTTGTCTGTTGGGTATGCAGCCATTGGGTATTGACGTAATGGGGAATCAAGCCAAGCAGTTCTTATCATTGTGCCGTACGACCATACCCGCTCAAGGTAGTTGTAAATTATGTACTTGTCAATTGTGTTACTGTTTTCAGAGCAGTAGAACCACCATACCTCGCTATAGGCTTCGTTTGATCCAGCAAATACTTGGAACGCTTGATCTTTATTAATGTCTTCAAATACATACTTCCACAGCGAGCAAGGCAGGGTTTCTACACGGCCTGTGTACGAGAAGAATTTATCTACGCCCATCCAGTAAGTTACGTTGTTAATCGTAATAGTGGCGTTAGGCCCCATAACAGAAATGTTGTCTTGCAACAACTGGAAACCCCAAACGTAGGGTGGTCCTAAGTACTGCATAGAATAAATAGCGGCGTCGGACCAAACTAAAATCTCCTGACGGGTAGATTCAGCACACATAATGAACGAGCCAATGTTAAGGCGGTATTCACCTGACTGGTTTGTAGCGGCTGGAACCCAGTCGTAGGGGTTTTCTTGGTCAGACCAACGCACTAAAAGCGGGTCAAATGTTGTATTAGCATCGCCTGGATCATATGGGTTTGCGCCAAAACAGATAGCAAAACGCTGAATTGACGAGCCAATAATCTGATTGGTTGTATTCGGTACAAACTGGCCTGCAAATCCTTCGTTTGTAGATACTGTATTTAACAAAACTGCTCGTTCTGAAACACCAAGAGTTGCATCCCAGTAATAAATTGAGCCGCCACGAGGAGCAATAAGCAAGTCTTCGCCAAAGTTGTCATTAGTCCAAAGACGTAACTGCTGACCAACACCTACAGCAGCGGCAGCGCCCCAGCCGCGGAATGGAGCTACGGGGGTTGAAACTACAACGGTTCCACCAGTTGGGCCGTTATTTGATGTGGTGTACGTATTGCCACCGATAACCGTTGAGAAGGTGTAAGCATTAGCGTTCACTACAGTAATCGGAAACGCCTTAATAAATGGGGTAGATGCTTGTCCGCAAACGTTACCAGATATGCTGTTGAAATAAACTGCGTTGCCATTAGCAAGGCCGTGAGCAGTCTGAGTTACTGTAACTGTGGTGCTAGGACTTGTACAAGTAAACGGATTAGTTAATGAAGTTTGAATATAAGTAGGCCATGTGCCTGCACCCCAGCCAGTGCCTACAACGAATGTATCTAAGCCAGTATTAACCTGAAAGGCTACATTTATAGTATTGCCACCACCAGCAGTCACGGTGGTGTTAGCTGTGTTTGCAACCACAAACGAAAACCTAGCAGTATCAATATATGTAATCTGATGCTCTTGGTTAATATCCGCAGCTGTAATCGTACCAATAGCATTGGCACCAGTAATGGTTACAAAGTCGTTAGTCAGGCCGCCGTAGTTTGCAATAGTTAATGTAACTACATTAGAACCGTTTGTGGTTGATATGCAGTTAACCGTGTTTGGGCTAGAGACTGCAGTAAATGTAACTCTTATGGGGGTAATGTCGTTATACGCACCACCTTCTTCAATATAGTATTTTAGGTTAGTTCCAAGCCCTAAAAGGTTAGATCCGTCCAAAGTAATCCAGTTCCACAAAATACGGCAAACACCCAAAAACGTGTCATTGGATAAGCGGATCCAACCACCAATCTTCTCAGGATAACCAGAACGAAACCGTACCTTGTCACAAGCATACCAACCACCCTCATTGGAGTAGTCAGTACCTTCTCTGTTGACACCTGGACGAAACTGTAACTTCTGTAACGGCATGGGGTTTACCCTAACATTTTAAGTGCTTCTTCTTTGATTTCGGCAACGCGCCTCGACCAGCCCTTACCAAAAGTTTCAAAGGTCTTAAGTGATTGTAAGAACTCTAGGCGTTTTGCGCAATACAGTTCTATTAGGGCAGCTGGGTCAGATTCGGCTTTTTTGACTAATGCAAGAGTAATGCTACCGAAACCGCCATCAGGAGTAGCCCCAACACACGACTGTAAAAACTTAATGGCACGACCTGGGCCTGAGTTAACAGCGACATCAAAAACGCAATAGTCAAGACCAGATATAAGCTCATCAGCTCGGCAAGCATCCCAGTATTTCCTCTTATATAAAGGTGCAACCATTAGAGGGGTAAGTTTACGCATTTCTTTTTCAGATACTGGATGCCCTACCCATTCTTCCCACACCCGTATAGTAACTCCTAAATTAGTCATGCCGCCTGGATCTTTTTTGTGGTGAACAAATCCTCCCTCGTGGGCAAGAAGTTTCTCTAGGCAGGCTTCAAAATTACCTTGCATCTTTAAATTCTTTTTCTTTAGTGCGCATATCTACAATCTTTTCTAAAGTGCGCCCGCCAAAGTAAAAAGACATAATGAGCATACCCCATTGACCTAGTAATTCTACATAGGCTTTATTAGTATCCATATCAAATGCCGACATCATGGCAAAAGTAAAATACCCAGCCAGAATAGCAATCAAAGTCATTGGGCGAATGTTTTTAGACAACCACGAATCAGAAAGCATATCCGATTGCTGGCGTTTAGTTAGTTCTTGTTGCTCTGCAATATCGGCATTAATCTGGGCTAACTCACCATTTTGTTGCATCTGCAACAGTTCTAACTGAGCTTTAGCCTTTTGCTCTGGGTCAGGGAAGAATTTATCAACCAGCTTCATTCCTACATCAAGTATTGTGCCTAGTCCTAACATATTGCCTCCTTACATTACTCCGCCGCCAGAAAACAGATGCGCTACTACGATAGATACATGTTGTTCTGGCTCAGATAAATCAAAACCACAGTCACCGCATACTTTCATAGCCAACTCGGTCTCGTCTACGTCACGACTGCAGTTAGGGCAGTAGATTTCAATAGTATGGCGTGGTTTAAATTCGCCGTCTTCCATTGAGTCTTGAATAGTTTTAATCATGTGTACCTCTTAAGTTGCATTGTAGTTAATTACACATCTTTTTCCCTCTGATGGAGATGAACTAGCATGATATTGTTTACCATCAAAAATAACTATTGTGCCTTTTTTTGGGCTAAATCTTTCTTTTACAACAAATTTAGTTTTTTCTGTAACAGAACTTTTGGGTATTTGCTCTGTTGTTTCTTCAAAAAAGAACGTATCCCCATCAGAATTATTTACATAATACAAAAAAGCATAGTGAGGGAAATCTTTATCTACATGAGGGTTATTGTGTTCTCTACGATTAGGGCTGGCTAACTGCAAAAAACTTCTAACTGTAATTACATCTAATATTTTTAAATTAGCCTTACCTAATGCTTGAAGTAATATTGGTAAAACTAAATGGTAATAATTATTTCCTTGACCTCTATCAAAAAATACATGATTTAACCCTGGAGTTTGATTTTTACTATCTAATTTTTGATTACCATAAGTTATATCATTTATAAGATTCCAAGGAAATTGACCCCCAAAAAGCAGCTCCTCAATAAAATCTTGATATTGTTTCTCAATAATATTTTCTATTACAATCATTTAAGTTGGCGCTTTGCATTTAAAATTATTTTTCTCTTCTTCAACTACGGATACTGCTTGCCATTTGCCTGTGTAGCCTTGAACCGAATTAATATACCGCACCTGCATTTCCATTGTTCCGTCTTGCTTTTGTAAGTGACGAAACTCAGGAACGCTTTGTGGGTATATTCTACCTTGTGCGTATGTTGTCATTTACTCAATTTTTGTTAGGGTTGGCTCAAAGTCAATCGTTGGTTTAATAGGTGCTACATAAGGCGCAACCTCTCCAAACTCACCAACTTTAGCACGATTAAATAAATCAACTCCGTGTTGTTCTGTGTCGTAATTGGTTGCATTAAAAGGGTGTTCTTCATTAAACTCAGCCCATTTAACAATTAAAGTAATGGCATTGCCAGTTGCATCTACCCAAATTGGGTCTTTAGCGTATTCAAGTGTAAACATTAATTTTCCTTAATTAAGATACTCTGCAAACTACTGTACGATAGTCAGAAGTCCATGCACCATTCATCATATTTCGCCATGTACCAGATGGAGTTCCTGTGTCATTACCCTCACCACCAATAAATTCAAAATATCTAATACTTGAACCTGCGATAGTTCCACCAGCCGCAACACCTGTAGTAGTGCGTGCTAAGGTATAAGCCCCAACAGAACCAACAGATGGGCAACCAATGATTAAAGTCCCAGTTGTAGTAATTGTGCCGCCTGATAGTCCGTTACCAGTAGCAACTGAGGTTACTGTTCCTGTTGCGGCTGTTGTCTGCGTTGTTGAATCGTTAAACGTTAGTGTTGTATTGCTAATTGAGATTGGCATTTATTGCTCCTAAAATTAAGATGTACCACCAATTACAGTCACTGCTGTGAAGTTACCAGAAGAATCTAGCGTTGCCACGTTAGCCCCATTATATTGAAATACTAAGGTACTTCCAACCTGTTGAATCGTAAAATTAGTGGTTTGTAAAGACGTTGCCGTAGTAGATGGAACTGCGTAGGTTTGGTCGCCCCTTAAAAACGTAGTGCTATTAGCTGTACCAGAACCTAGTCTTGCTGTAGCTACAGTACCAGACGTAATATTTGAAGCATTAATAGCTGTTAAAGCTACACCATTTCCTGAAATTGAAGTAAATGTACCAGTGGTGCCAGTAATTACGTTTCCAGCAAAAGAGCCATTAGAGTCTCGTAAAACAATAGTTGACGCTCCGTTAGCCGTAGCTGCAGTAGTACGGGCATTAGCAATAGTTCCGCTAGAAATGTTACTAGCGTTGATGTCGGTTAAACCTGCACCGTTGCCTGATACCGATGTAAAAGTTCCTACGTTAGCGGCAAAAGAACCGTTAGCATCTCTTAAAACCAAAGTACTAGCCCCGTTAGAGGCAGATCCCGTAGTTCTGGCGTTAGCTATAGTTCCTGCCGAGATATTAGACGCATTAATGCTGGTTATGGTTAAGCCCGCACCAGTAAAGTTTGCCGCAGATACGTTACCTGTAGCAGCAAGATTAGCAGTAGAAAGATTTAAGGCAGCTACGTTACCTGTGTAAGTTGCAGCTACGGCGTTGGTATTACCTGTAACGGTTAGATTACCATTAACCTCAAAGTTGCCTACAGACTCGGTATTAATGGCGTTAAAGTTAGTGCCATCGCAGTAAACCCAGACAGTAGCTCCACTAGGAACAGATACTGAAGACCCACTAGCCGCACGAATATTAATAGCAAAACCACCAACTGTACTATTTTTAACAACATAGAGCTTTTCTACCAGCGGAGCAATAACATCCCGCACTGCAGCATTTGTACCGCCTACCACTAAAACTGCATTTCTAGCTTCGTCTGATACCCCGTTGAAATTAGATAAAGTGTAGTTGGCGTCTACCATGGTAATGCTTACCACGCCCGTAATAGCCTGTTCTAAAAGGGTGCCTAAGTTTGTATTAGTGGTTTGGCCCCAAATACCCGACTGATCGCCGTCGCCGATTAGCTCTATGCGTAGTGTTGGTGAGAATGTGCTTGCCATACTTTATCCTTAATCATCAAAGCCCGAAGGCACTAATACTTTTGTCCAATTAGGCGTTTGGCTTGGGTTTATTTCAGTCCATCCAGAACCAGCTCCTGGGTTAATTTCCTGCCAATTTGCTACTTGAACTGGGTTAATTTCACTCCAACCAGATCCAACACTAGGCACAATATTCTGCCAATTTGGGGTTTGATCCGTATCAATATTACCCCAAACGTTTACAACCTTTAGTTTAACAACTGCTTTGACTCCTGTCACGTTTACTGTTGCATTACCAAATACCGTGACATTACCTATTCTGCCTATCGCCTGGGTGCCAGTAACAAAGACTACAGCACTGCCAGAAATCTCTACATTGCCAATCCTGCCTATGGCTTTTACGCCAGTCAAATTGACTACAACACTACCCGTAACTGTTACGTTTCCAAGGCGCCCTACCGCATAAACCCCAGTAACTAGGACTGTAGCCCCAGCAGTAATATTTACGTTACCAATCCGCCCAACAGCTTGTACACCTGTTAGATTGACTATTACACCAGCTTCAACATTTACATTACCTATGCGCCCTACAGCGGATACGCCTGTCAGATTAACTACCGCACTAGCAGTTACGGTTACGTTTCCGACCCTGCCAACTGCCTTAACACCTGTTACGTCAACTACCGCACTAGCTTGAGCATCAACCGTACCAACCCGTCCAACAGCCTTTACTCCAGTCAGGTTTAGATTGCTATCGGCTTTAACGTCTACTGTGCCAATCTGTCCAACCGACTTTACACCTGTTACAGCGGTATTAGAAGCCGCCTCAACCACTACCGTACCAGTACGACCAATTGCACTTACGCCTGTTACCGCAATAATCTGGTCAGTTCTAACATTAACGGTTCCTACCCGACCTACAGCAGATACGCTAGTTAGTTGTACTGAAATACCTTCACTAGCCTCACCAGTATCAGCAAACGGCGCGCCAGCATAGGGCGAGAAACCAAAGGTCATTATTTAGCCTTTAATTCAGCTATTTCTGCGCGTAATTCTTCAACAACTTTTGCTAGTTCAATAGCCGCAACTAATGCTGCGCCGCCATAATTAACCGATAAATACCCATCAGCACCCTCAACTACGGCTTCTGGTAATACAGTCATAAAGGACTGCGCACCAACACCAGGCTCACGATTGCCACTATCTGTACGACTAAATACACCGTGTTTAACCTGCGCCAGTTTAGATATAAAGTCAGGGGCTACATCTGTCCAGTTTTCTTTTAAACGCTCATCCGAGTTTGCGGTAAATTGAGTTGCTGTGCAAGTGCTTAAAAATGTTCCAGCACCAGCACCAGTTAATTGAAAGCAGTTGTTAGATGCTGACCAACCACCAATACGGAACACATTGTCTGTACCAAGACCCATATTAATAGCATAAGCGCCTGTTCTATGGAATGACATTGACGCAATGGTTGATGCATTTCCTCTAGCAGAAAAAGATCCAGTATCGTTTGCAGTATTAACGTCTGTAGATGCTGAAGATGCTCCTGTAAGCAATCCAGAAAAACTACCAGTTGTAGCACTTACAGTACCGCCTGATTGATTTGTAGCTGTTGTCGCACTAGAGGCGGTTCCAGTTAAGTTAGCAGTAATTGTTCTTGCACTAAAATCTCCGTTGGCATCTCTAAGAACTAAGGTAGAAGCGCCGTTGGCTGTAGCGCCTGTAGTTCTTGCGTTTGCAATAGTCCCGCTTGAGATATTAGAGGCGTTGATTGCAGTTATTGTTGCACCATTTCCAGTAATTGTTCCGTTAAAAGTTCCGTTACCAGAGCCATCTACAGTTAACATCGCACTTCCGCCAGCGTTTGAAACAACAAATGTATTTGCTGTAGAAGTAGCACCTATGTAAACACCGTTTGTGGCGGCATTGTATTGTAGATATGTAGCAAAATTTTCTGAGTTTGCAGTAAATACTGATCTTCTGGCTTGTGCAGAACCACCGCCCGCCGTTATAGCTTGTG